GGTAATTCGAACCCCCATTTCAGACTGTTGCATGGCCTTTCTAAGGGGGTTATGTGATCGTCAATTTGGTGGAGCCGGGTACACAGGCGCAGCTCGCCGAGCTGGTTGGAGTGACTCAGCCCGCTATCAGCCAGGCCGGCATTCAAACCGGCCCGCTGGGCCAGATGCTCCGCGACTACTGCCACCGCCTGCGCGAGATCGCCGCGGGCCGTGCCAGCGAGTCGGGCGGGCTTGACCTGGTGCAGGAGCGGGCCGCTCTAGCCCGGGAGCAGCGCCTGGGCCTGGAGATCAAGAACGCCGCGTTGCGGGGCGAGTACGCCTCAGTGTCCCTGCTGGCTGAGGTGCTGGCCTCAGCCAGCCAGGCAGTGGCGGAGCGCTTTGAGCACCTGCCGGGCGTGCTGCGCAAGGCCTGCCCGGAGCTGACCGAGTCGCAGCGCGATCAGATCTTCGGCGTGATCGCCAGCGCGCGCAACGAATGGGTGAACTCCACCGCCCAGCTGGTGGCGAAGTCATTGACCGAAGACGAGGACGACCCGGAGCTTGTGTTTGATGAGTCGAGCACCGACTGAGACGCTTAGCGCGGTTCTGACTGCGATCACCGCGGGCCTGGAACCGCTGCGCGCCGTTGAGCCCATTCCGCTGAGCCGCTGGGCCGAAGAGCACTTCCGTCTGTCGGCCGAATCCAGCCACACGCAGGGTCAATGGCAGGCCTACCCGTTTCAGAAGGGGTGGATGGACGCCTTCAGCAACGACGACATTGAAGAGGTCAACATCCGCAAGAGCAAGCGGGTTGGCTACACCAAGACGCTGGTGGCCTTTGCCGCGTACAACATCGCGCACCGCCGGCGCAAGCAAGCCATCTGGCAGCCCACTGACGACGACCGCGACAGCTTCGTCAAGTCCGAGATTGATCCCATGCTGCGCGACGTGAAGGCTGTGCAGCCTTTCAAGCTCAAGGGCAAGGAAGACACCCTCAAGCTCAAGCAGTTCCTGGGCTCAGTAATGCACACGCTCGGCGGCAAGGCGGCGCGCGTTTACCGTCGCATCACGGTGGCCGTCGCCATCCTGGACGAGGCCAGCGCTTTCGACCTGGTGGTCGAGAAATCCATCAACCCCGTCGAAGGTGCCCGCGGCCGCCTGGAAGGCGCACCGTTTCCGAAGCTCATTGTGGGCAGCACGCCGCGCATCAAGGGCCTTGACCACGTCGAGACGCGAGAGCAGAACGCCGAAGCCGTAATGCGCTACCAGGTGGTCTGCCCCCACTGCACCGTCGAGCACCCGCTCATCTGGGGCAGCAAAGGTTTGGGGCATGGCTTCAAGGGCGGTGGCATGGGCGGCGACACCGGCCCGGTTCGCCACCTGTGCCCGCACTGCCGGGGCGAGCTAAGCCAGGCCGAGTACCTGCGCCTCTACGCTGATGGCGCCTGGGTGAGCGACTGCGGCGCTTACCGCTACGGCCACGCAGGCACCTGGCGCAACGGCGCCGACGAGCCCATTCACGCCCCGCGCCACGTCGCCTTTGTCATCTGGGCCGCTTACAGCCCGCAGCGCGAGTGGGTTGACATCGTGCGCGAGTTTCTTGAGGCCAAGAAAAAGGCGGACGAGGGCGAGAACGGCCCACTCATCACCTTTGTGAACGAAACGCTCGGCGAGGTGTGGGAGGAAGTCTTCGAAAAAGCCGACCAGCACCAGCTGGCGCGCCGCGCGGAGTCATATCCGCTGCGCACCGTGCCCATGGGCGGCCTGGTGCTGGTTTGCGGGGTGGATGTGCAGGACGACCGCTTTGAGGCCGTCGTGTGGGCCATCGGCCGCGGAGAAGAGATGTGGGTAGTGGACTACGCCGTCCTGCTGGCCAACCCGGCAGACGAGCGGGATTGGGCCAGGCTGGACGAGTACCTGCTGGCCAAGTTCCCTCACGCGGGCGGCCAGCAGCTTGGAATTGATGCGGTTGCCGTTGACACCGGCGGCCACTTCACCCACCAGGCCTACAACTTCTGCCGACAGCGCGAGCGCCGCCGCGTTTACGCCGTCAAAGGCGACCACCAGCCCAGCAAGATGGTCAAGAGCCGCGCCTCGGTGCAAGACGTCAACTGGCGAGGCCAGATCCTCAAGCGTGGCGTAAAGCTCTGGTTCGTTGGCACCGACACCGCCAAGGATCTGCTCTACGGTCGCCTGCAGGTCACCCAGCCGGGCCCTGGCTACGTCCACCTAAGCAAGGACTTGCCCGACCAGTTCTACGAGCAAATGACCGTTGAGGCTCGCGTGCCCGTGCGCACCGCCAGAGGTATCGACTTCAAGTGGGTCAACGCCAAGCGCCGACGAAACGAGGCTTGGGATTGCAGCGTGTACGCCATCTTCTGCACGCACATGCTCAACCTGCACGTGCGCACTGACAAGGAGTGGAAGCGGCTGGAGGACGCGGTGCAGCCGCCGACGCTTGACCTGTTCGCCGCAGCCATCGCGTCAGCCGCGTCTCCGTCCCCGTCCCCGTCAGCATCCGCGCCCAGGCCACCCCCACCGCCGCCGCTCGCCCCACCGGCCCCCCGCAGCCGCTACGCCATCACCTACCGCCGCTGAGCCCCATGCCCAAGCCCGCCAAGCCCAAGCCCGTCACGGCCAGCCCGCCGGCGGCCCCAGCCCACACCCCGCCACCCATGCCCTGGGACAACGCCGCCGACGACATCGTGGCCGACATCCTGCGCCGCGTGGCCGCGCTCACCCCCGGCTTCAGCGCCGCGCTGGCCCTGCAGATCGACCGCGAGGTGCGCGAGATGTGGGGGCGCGACCGCTGCTACATCGCCCGCCGGGCCGGCGAGGGCACCAGCAGCCGCAACGCGGCCATCCGGCGCGACCACCGCAACGGCGAGCGCATCGGCCTGCTGTGCCGCCGCTACGGCCTGACCCGCCAGCGCATCCACCAGATCCTGGCGCAGCCCGACGACGACGACCAGGCGGCCGGCGTCAAGCCGCGTGCCTTACCCGCTTGACACCACCGGGCCCATATTCGGCGCCAACCGCGCCCGCTCACCAGCCCAAAGGCGCCACACCGCATGGCCGACATTCCCACCATTGAGCCCACCACCGCCAACGCCGGCGACACCTGGCGCTGGACCCGCACCCTGGCCGACTACCCCGCCAGCGCGGGCTGGGCGCTGAGCTACACGCTCATCAATGCCTCGGCCAAGATCACCATCAACGCCAGCGCCTCGGGCGACAACCACGCCGTCACCGTCAGCGCAGCCACCAGCGCCGGCTACGCCGCTGGCAGCTATGACTGGCGCGCCCGGGTCAGCAGGGCCGGCGAGATCTACACCGTGGGCGAGGGCCGCATCACGGTGCGCAACGCCTTCGGCGGCGCCACCTTCGACGCCCGCACCCACGCCCGCAAAACGCTGGAGGCCATCGAGGCCGTCATCGAGGGCCGAGCCAGCTCAGAGGTGAGCTACTACATGATCGGCAATCGACAGCTGCGCTACATGACGCCCGCCGAGCTGCTGACCCTGCGCGACAAATACCGCGCCGAAGTCGCCCGCGAGGACGCCGCCGCCGCCGTGGCCGCCGGGCTGCCCGACAAGCGCCGCGTCTTCGTGAGGTTCGGATGAGCATCTTCACCAACACCCGCCAGTGGCTGGCCCAGCGCATCGCGCCTGCCGCCCGCGTGCAGAAACGCCGCTTCGAGGCCGCCCGCCTGGACCGCCTCACCGCCGACTGGCAGGCCACCACCGTCAGCATCAACCAGGAGCTGCGCGGCGACCTGGACCGCCTGCGCGCCCGCTGCCGCCAGCTGGTGAACAACAACGACTATGCGCGCAAGTTCCGGCTGATGTGCCAGAGCAACATCGTCGGCCCGGGCGGCATCCGCCTGCAGGCCCGCGTGCAAGACGGCCCCGGCCAGCCCGACCGCCTGGCCAACCAGGCCATCGAGGCCGCCTGGGGAGAGTGGTCTGCCGCTTGCGACGTCACTGGCCGCCAGAGCCTGCGCGACCTGTGCGAAACCCTGGTGGGCCAGCTGCCCAGTGACGGCGAGTTTCTGGTGCGCATCGTGCGCGGCCCGCAGGCCGGCAACCGCTTCGGCTTTGCCCTGCAGGCCATCGACGTGGACCGCATCGACACCACCCACACCATGGCGCGCGCGGGCAACCAGAACGCCGTGGTCATGGGCGTGGAGATCGACCAGTTCCACCGCCCGCAGGCCGTGTGGATCTTCGAGGCCCACCCCAACGACGGCGCCGCCAGCAGCCGCCAGCGCATCCGCCTGCCCATCGGCGAGGTGCTGCACGTGCTGAAGGTGGAGCGCCCCGAGCAAGCCCGCGGCGCCCCGTGGATGGCCCCAGGCGTGCTCAGCCTGCACCACCTGGGCAAGTTCAGCCTGGCCGCGCTGCTGGCCGCCGAGAACGGCGCCAACCACTTCGGCTTCTTCCAAACGCCTGACGGCCAGAGCCCCATCGGCGCTGTTGACGACGAGGGCGACAACATCACCGTCACCCAGCCCGGCACCTATGACGTGCTGCCCCCGGGCGTCACCTTCACGGCGCATGAGAGCCGCTACCCCGACCAGGCCATCGGTCCCTTCGTCAAGCACCACCTGCAGCGCATCGCCTCGGGCTGGGGCGTGGCCTACCACTCGCTGGCCAATGACCTGGAGAACGTCAACTATTCCAGCATCCGCAGCGGCACCCTGGAAGAACGCGACCGCTGGGCCTCTGAGCAAGAGTGGTTCATCGCCAGTTTTCTGGAGCCCGTCTTCCGCGCCTGGCTGCAGTACAGCCTGATGGCCGGCAGCATCACCATGCCAAACGGCAGCCGCCTGCCCGCGGCCAAGGCCGACAAGTTCAGCGCCCACGTCTGGCAGGCCCGCCGCTGGGATTGGGTGGACCCCAAGAGCGACACCGAGGCCAACATCCTCAAGGTCAAGGCCGGCTTGATGAGCCCGCAAGACCTGAGCGCCGCCATGGGTTACGACTTCGAGGACACCCTGGCCGCCATCCGCGACGCCCAGGCCCTGGCAACAGAGTTCGGCGTGCGCCTGACCGCCTACGACGCCACGCCAGGCGCGGGCGCCCCGGCCAGCATCGCCCAAGACACCGCACCGGCTGACCAGGCCAGCGCCGCCCGCTCGCCCGAGCCCTCGCCCATCGCCCTGATGGTGGACGCCATGGCCCGCGCGCTCGAGGCCAGCCACCACCGCGAGCCGCAGCGCATTGACCTGCGCCTGGAGCAACCCGCCAGCCAGGTCACGGTCAACGCCCCCATCACCATCCGCCAGGCCGACGTGCAGCTGGAGGCGCACATCGAGACGCCCGAGCCGCAGGTGCACATAGAGGCCGTCATGCCCGAGGCCCGCGCCGAGGCCCCGGCCGTCACCGTCATCAACCAGGTGCAGCCGGCCGACGTCACCGTCAACAACACCCACCCCGCCCGCGCCATCCAGACCGTCGAGCGCGATGCCAACGACGAGATCGTGCGCACGGTCACCACCTACGAAACCTGAAAGGACCATGAGCCATGGCCAATGCGATCTACCCCAAGTACAAAGAAGCGCTGATTCAAGCCACCGCCAACTCGGCGCTCACGGGCTCGGGCACCACCGGCGTCTATGTCGCCTTGGTTGACCTCGGAACCTACACCTACAGCGCAGCACACGAGTTCTACAGCTCGCTGTCTGGCGTGGTGGGCACCGACCAGGAAATCGGCGCCACCAAGACCTACGCCAACGGCGTGTTTGACGGTGCGGACGTCACGTTCCCCAGCGTGACGGGCAACACGGCCGAGGCCCTGGTCATCTACGTGAAGAACGCAGGCGCCAACACCACCTGGCGTCTGGTGGCCTTCATCGACACCGGCGTGACCGGCCTGCCCGTCACCCCCAACGGCGGCAACATCGGCATCACGTGGAACGCCAGCGGCATCTTCGCGCTGTAAGACATGGCCCTCCCAAACGACTCCATCGCCGTCACCCCCGGCACAGGGGCGACGGTGGCCACGCAACTGGTCTCCACCAAGGAGTACCAGGTGGTCATGCTGGCCATGCCCGATGGCCACATCAACGGCAGCCTGCCGCAGTACCGGATGATCTGCCCCAGCCAGGCGGTGGGCGCCAACAAGGTCTTCGTGGACCTGTTCAACGCCACCGGCAGTGGGGCTTCGCTGCGCATCCTGTCCGCGTTCTGCTACGTGGACAACGACACGGCGGTGACCGGCACGCTGGGCGTGGAAGTCAGTCTGACGCGCACCACGGCGGTGGGCACGGGTGGGACGGCGGCGACATTGGACGGCACATCGTTGACGGCCATCACGATCAGCGAAATGGACACCAACAATCCAGCGCTTTCGGCCAACATCACGGCGCGGTCTTCACCCACGGGCGGCGCCACGGCAGGCGCGCTGATCGGTCAGCGTTGGGTCTTTACCGAAGAAACCTCGGCCCCGTCCGGTATTGCCGGCACGCTGGGCGCGGAGTTCATCCGCAACGAAGGTGCCGACCTGATCGTGCGTGAAAACAGCGGCCTGCGGTTCATTCAAGGCACGGTGGCCAGCGTCGGTAACCTGTCCTTCGAGATCACCTTCGAGGTGTTCTAAGCCATGCTGCTCACCCTGCTGCTGGGCCAGGGCGGGGCAGGGCCAGCTACACAAACGCTCTCTCCTTCGCTGGTCACCAACGGCCAGACGTTTCTTGCCGCAACCGTCTCTCCCGGCGCCGTCACACTGGCGCCGGCGCGGTACGACAGCACCCAGACCTTCTACGCCCCGACCGTCTCGCAAACCGGTGGCACGCAAACGCTCACGCCTGCGCGCTACGACAACAGCAACACCTTCTTCAGCGCCACGGTGGCCCCGGGCGCGGTCACGCTGGCCGCGGTCCGCTACGACAACAGCAACACCGTCTTCAGCGCCACGGTCGCACGCGGCACGGTCACGCTCGCGCCTGCGCTGTACACCAACACGCAGAGCTTCTTTGCCCCGACGGTCACCCGCGGCACCGTCACGCTGCAGCCGACACTGGTCGATAACGCGCAGTCGTTCTTCAGCCCGACCGTCAGCGCCACCTATGCGCTGACCCCAGCGCTCTACACCAACGGCCAGACCTTCTACGGCCCCACGCTTGCGGCCACCTACGCCCTGACGCCAGGGCTGGTGACCAACACCCAGACTTTCTACGGCGCGACCATTACGCAAGGCGGTGGTTCGCAGGCGCTGCTGCCCAGCCTGTACACCAACGCGCAGGTCTTCTACGCGCCCACTGCCAGCGCAACGTACAGCCTGACGCCGGCCCGCTACGACAACGCGCAGACGTTCTTCGCGGCCACGGTCAGCTCGACCTACGCGCTCGCGCCCACGCTGTTCACCAATGGGCAGACGTTCTTCAGCGCAACTGTGGGCCGTGGCGCGGTCACCCTGCTGCCAGGGCTGTACACCAACGCCCAGACGTTCTTTGCGCCCGCCGTCAGCACGGCCTACAGCCTGGCGCCTTCGCTGGTCAGCAACGCTCAGACCTTCTTCTCCGCGACCGTCTCGGCCACCTACGCGCTGGCGCCGGCCCTGTTCACAAACACGCAGACCTTCTACGGGCCGACAGTCGCGCGCGGGGCGGTCAACCTGCAGCCGGGCCTGGTCACCAATCCGCAGACCTTCTACGCGCCGACGGTCACGACGTCCAAGACGCTGACCCCGTCGCTGGTCACCAACACCAGCATCTTCTACAGCCCCTCGGTAGAGTTCGACACCTACGTCATCACCAAGGCGCAGGCGCGCAACCTGTACCGCGTGTGGCTGCTGCAGGGCCTGGCGCCGCAGCCGCTGACCGTCGGCCCTAGCTCACGCTCTGCGGGCGGCGTGAGCCAGACCATCATCCAGGTTCTCGACACGGTGACCGTCTCGACGACCGCCTCGCCCACTGCGGTAGGCGCTGACCCCGGCACGATGATCGACGAGATCGCCCTCCTGCACGGCCTGGGCTCTGACCTCGTTGTCACACCCCTGGCGCGCAGCGCAGGCGCCATCAGCCAGACGATGGCCACCACAGGCTCGACGACCACGGTGACGAGGGTCTGATGCTGAACCCGTTCGCCATCGCAGTGCAGGGGATCGGCTTCACGCCCCCGGTGGTGGCCGTGCAGGGCATCTCCACCGCGGCCGCGCCAGGCGCCGGCAGCGTGCAGTCCGGCGGCTTCATAGTGAACATGGGCCGGATGATGTCGCGATGAGGCTTGCCTCCATGTATTTCAATGATGTATATTTCGGCCCGGGTCAGTGTCTTTGCAGCGCTGGCCCGCTCTCCTTGAGAAGTTTGAGCGGCGCCCCAAAAGGGCGCCGTTTTTTGTTTGGAGCTCTGATTGTTGAAGGCTGAGGACTTCCGCAGCACGACGTGGAAGCGGCTGACGCAGACCTTGGAGGAAAGACTCC